TGCGTTGTTTGTCCTATTTGCGAGATAAAAACGCCCACGTGAGTTGGCAATAGGGAAGAGTGTTTTGTACGTGAATAGCTCGGCTATATCTGAATCCTGCCAGTAGGCAAGTTCTGACCATTTGGGTTCGTGTCAGTTGATACATTTTAGCAGTTTTTTCGCTGGGTAGAATTTTCCGTGTTTATCTGTTGTGTCTTCTTTACAGTATACAGCAACTAGCTCGCCGTTCATAACCTCTGTATCGCACGATACGCCGATACTGTTGTAATAATCAATCGTTTTCTCAACTTCGTCAGGCTTGCATAGCTTAGACATATTAGCGTCATGCACGATTTTCATGCACGCATCAGGTTTAAACCCGATATGAGTCATTGCATTATCAATACGCTCAATAACTGACGTAGCCATACTTGAGCGCCTAGGCTCTGCATCTAGCGCAATACCTGCTAGTGTAACGATTGAATCTGTTACTCCATCAGCGGCTTCTATGATCTCCTCAAGCGTAACCTGTCGATGCGTTTCATACTCGCAATCATGTAATGAACATGTAGGCAAGCCCGTTGCCTTCCGAAATTCATACACTGTTTTTAGGTGTTTATCTAGTCTCATTGTTCACTCCGTTTGTTATATTGTTCTGTTGCGTTAGTCATACAACTAACCCTCATCCTCTTCAATCATCTCAAGCCCACGCTTAGCCGCTGAGATGATCTCTTCTAACACTCGCTTCTCGCTATGCCCTTTATCAGTTCCACGCATAGCTTTTTTCAAGCACTGTTCTAACGCTCCACCACCTACACCGCAAACCTTGCCGACACGATACGGATCTAGTTTAACTTCAATATACCCGCGTACTGCATCTTCAGGTTTGATGTTGACGCGATACATATATTTATCGTAGTGCGCTGATGGTGACGTGTCATGCATATGTTTAATGTCCTCGTCTGTTTTATCTGTTGGGCGCTGCTCTAGTACTATCCATGAGTCATTGCCTATATCATATTCTCCGTAAAGATCATCTACATACTCTCCATCTACGAACTCTACAAAATCTATACGACCTACTATGTCGCTGCATCCACTCCACTCCGTCCCCGTAGTAAGCGCATGAGTAGCGTTATCGGGTGCTTTTGACCAGTCTACGATTGGTTTTAGGTCTTGGTATATTGGAGATCCGTTGCTGCCAATCCAGCGATCCCTCAAGTGTGACATGTAGTCATAATCCCCACCTAATTCTGACGGAATCCTATACCACGTGTCGCCACTTTCAGAATAATGCGTAGCGCCTTCAGGTCTTTTACTTAAATCCATGATAAACCTCTCTTAAATATTTCCATTCCGTTTCAAAGCCTCTTGAAGAAACTCATACTCTTTGCGACATTCAATATCGCAATAACTAGTATCATACCCTTCTCATTCTGTTTCGCAATACTTACAGTGCAATTTAACGCCCGTTTTTTCGATTTTTTCGCGTAATTCTCTATCTCTGTTGATTTTATTCTTCTGTTCTGCGAGTGCTGCGTTAATAAAACCCTGCTCGCGCTCTTGTGCAATATCTACTTCATCCATAACATAACCTATTAATATTGTGTTTCGGCTATTGTATCAGATCACAGCTAAACAGAAAACGGGTATTTGATTGGTTCGTGGTGTTCGTAACCTATAAGATCGAAATCATCCGTAGTCACCCATGTTCGAATATCGTCTAATGTTTCAATATCTGGATTTATACTCAATGTAGGCGATGGTAGCGGTTCACGCTCAATCTGTTTTTTCATTAACTCGATCTGATCTTCGTAAATATGCGCATTTACAATCTTATGGAAAACCTTTCCAGCTTTATGACCAGTTATTTGAGCCATTAACGCAAGCATAATATAACACTGTTGAGCGTTTGCAACGTATCCCAACGGCATATCACAACTGCGCTGAGTGCTATTTAAATGCAGCGTATCGCCTATTAATGAGAATTGATGACTATGCATACATGGCCGCAAGCATCCGAGATCGAATAAACCCTCATTCCAGAACGTGACTATCTCGCCTCTGTCGTCAATTCCATTGGATAGGTTGTTTACTACTTTCTCGAATAAATCAATAGTACTACCATCATGTTTAGGCCAATTCTTAGCAACCGCACCATACACGAACCCCATATCATTATTGTGCTTACGGTTATGGTTATTAATCCACGACTCATTATCGTTAGCATTAGCCAACCACGACGGTGCTTTATATTTCTCTTTCATTATCAACGCATCAGTAACGCCGGAAATATATCCAAGCAGCTCGCCAACAGCTAGTTTAAACGGACTTTTTCTGGTGGTGACAATAGGATACTCACTAGAATAAACAAAATCAGCGTTGATTATAGTTAAACAACGCTTACCCGTTCTTTCGTTATAAACCCACTCACCATTGTCGATAATATTTTTACATACGTCTAAATATTGTTTCATGCGTCATCCATATTAAAAAGCCCCGTTAGGGGCTGTGGTTTGATTAGAATAGGTCGTATTGGCCTTCTTTTAACGCATCATCTAAATGTCTTACTGCGTGATTGAAATAAGACTCTTTTAACTCAGCACCAATAAATCTACGACCCATTTTAAGCGACATATAACCCTCACTTCCTACACCCATAAACGTAGACCACACAATATCATCCTCTCTACTCCATAGCTGCAAGCATCGTTCAATCACATCTAGCTGTAGCGGGCAAATATGACGCTCATCTTCTCCATCCCTAGCCATTTTATAATTAATAGTGTTTGTCTGATCAATATCCCACCACACAGGGCTTGCATAGTTTTGCCAAACATCAATGCTCGTTGCTTTATCTTTGATAGGCACTTGAACTATTCTACCATCGTTATATTCAACCTCTCTAAATCCGTCTAGTTTTGCATTCCCAGCGTAATGCGTGAATTCCCCCTCAACTGGCAGGTCGTTCTTGCCCGGCTTTCTAAATACAACAACGTAGTCAGTCAGTCCTTGGCGACTCATTGAGCTGTCTTTTTTTATTGTTTTATGCAATAAACCAAGTGCTTTTGTTCGTTGCATAGCAACAACCGGATCTTTCCAAATGCATACCTCTGAATGATATATAAATCCAACTTCCTGGAATGCTTTAATAATTTCACCGCGAAAATCGCGAATACCAATAAACCCATGATGAAACTTACTAGTAGGTAGGTTCATGCAATGAATAGCAACATTGCGCCCTTCTTTCATAACTCTAAACTGTTCTTTAATAAGGAATTTATACTGTTCCCAGAATTGGTCACTAGATGCGCTATTACCCATATCTCTATCTGAATTACTATATGTAAACAACGATTCAAACGGTGGCGATTGAATTGAAAAACCAACTGAGTTATCAGGCAAACCCTGCGCAACTTCTACAGTGTCGCCATGATAAACGCTGTAACGATCTGTTTCTACTTGATTTATAACTTTATTCATAATTAATCGCTCACTAACCATTTAGGAATTGTCATTTCTAATTCTGGATTATATTTTGTTTTAATTTCACATGCACTATCAATCTGTTTCATTGTCAAATCACGCATTAAAGAAACCATCTTTTCTGACATTTCATCGTGCTGTTTTTGTTTTCGCTTTATGTTGTCTAAAACAGCGCCTTCTCTATCACTAGCAACAATATGAACATGCACTTCTCTTAGTTGACCGAACCTTTGACAACGTCTAACAGCCTGATAGAACTTTTCAAACGAGTCTGATAATCCAGTAAACACCATATGACAACACGTCTGATAGTTCATACCAAATCCTGCAATTGCTGGTTTACTAACCATCTTTTTAACATCATCGCCAGCAAAGCCTAGTAGTGCCCATTGCTTATGTTCCGGCTTATCTGATCCCTTAACTTCAACAGCATCATTTATTGTGCGCGTCAATAGTTCTGATTCGTCATTACGATCACACCAAATCAGGCATTTATCATTAATTGCATTTGCTATAGATGCAGCTTTTTCACACCGTTCGATAACACTTTCGCGTCTAGCTATTGCGCGCTCTGATAATGTCTGTGCAACTTTTACAAACATATCATCTCCAGATGCTTTTGTTTCAACTATATGCTCATGATATACAACGGGCGGTAAATCATATCCGGCATCATCAAATCCAAGATCTGAAGGTTTACGAAGAACTATAGCCCATGTCGACAACCATTCCCAGAATTTTGATGCGCCATGACCTTTCAAACGCCATTTATTTGTTTCGCTAGTATCATTAACAAAAAACATAGACAGCATTTCAGACTGATTCATTATTCCTAAGAATTCAGATTGAGTACCAAGCTCCATGAAATCATTAGGTGATGGCGTAGCTGTTGTTGATAGTTTATATGGAGTATCTTTAAACGACTCGGTAATATTTTCTCGGACTCTACCATAAAAGCCTTTCAGAATTGAAGACTCATCAAGAACAACTCCTGAAAACACGCTAGTATCGAAATTATCTAACTTCTCATAGTTTGTTATATACACGCCATCATTATGTATATCATCTTCATTTGTTGCAATATTTAAACCCAGTTCTTTTGCGTCACAAAAGTCATCGTCGCTAACACCAATAACGCACTTTTTTATATTGAATTTAATTGCTTCAGCGTTTATTTGATGAGCAACCGCTAGTGGTGCAAGTATTATAACGGGTGATCCAGTATATCGCTCAACACATGAAGCCCATGTCAATAGGCATAAAGATTTTCCAAGTCCGGTATCAAGAAATAACGCAGATCGTCCTCGTTTTAACGCCCATTTAGTGCATACTTTTTGATGCGGTCGCATTGACGCATTAATCCACTCATCAGGAACATCGAACCCTGAATTAATCGGCTGCAACTCTTTCGTAGATATAAACTCACTATATTCCATATAAACCCCGTGTTTCCAGATTATCGTTGATTTTCATAAACCTTATCTTCAAGTTCTTCTATTAGTTTGCATTTTTTACTAAGCTCATGCTCAAGATATTCTATTCTCTCCTTTGCTTGTCCGCTTGCGCTTTTTGCTATTTCATTTCTGGCTTTTTCTAAAGCTGATCCGTGATTCTTATTCCAACCACTAGAAATCCAACCATGACTACCATTTTTAGTGCATCCGAATACAAGCTGATCTGCTACGTGTTTTATAACTTCGTTATAGCATGATAGTGATTCAATCAAATCAATCTTATCTTTATCATCCATTAGTTCTAAAATGTCGTTAGGATCATTAAATGTAACTGTAACACTATTCATCTCAATCTCAATACTCATAAAAAATCCCCTGTCGTTATTTAACTTCAGGGGATTATTGCACTACTGTTTTACTATGTCAACTAATTAAACGCATCTGGATGTAATTCTTTTAATTCGCTTATTGTGTAGTATTTATCGTTAGGTGCTATTAGCTGTTTCAGCGATAGGCTTTTTTCTCTGTACAATCTAGTACGTTCAACACCTAAAACGGTCTCTTGAAATTCTTTAGTTTGACGTGACAGGAACGTAGAAAAATCTTGATCTTGCGTTTGTCCTGACAGTGATTTAATTATCTTATCTTGCTGCGCTTTCGTTATACCATCTTTAGCCAGCTTTCGGCGATATTGTGTGACATTCATTTTTTCAGGTATTGCTAGATACGCCCTAGTGCTATTTTCTGGCTCTTCAATATCTATGCCTAGATCACGGAATGTTTTAACTTCAACTGACGTTACAGAGCGGCACGCTATGTGCGCAGGTGGTCGTGGCCCTTCATTGATAGGATATAAATTATTATCTCTACTCTGGCAGATAGGCGTAGTACGTGAATCAAGCGTACTAATCCACCTAACACCCTTGAGCATGTCTTTATTTTTCTTATACAGTTCTTCACGTGTAACGCTTGATATGTGATTGATAGCAGTACGAACAAACGAGTCAACGCCTCTGCGGGTTTTAATAATCGCACCGTTACCATCGCCCGACTTTTGCTCTTTAACCGTACCGAAAACATTACGTACTATGTCGCGTGTGGTATTCCCGTTTACAACACCGTTACTGACCGTTTCTTCTATTCGTCTTCGCTCACTACTAGGTATGCCACTTATCCAGTCGCCAATAGTTGCTGTTCCTCCATTAACTGATACGCTGAAAGGCTTAGACAGCGCAACACCTAAAACTTGTTCAATCGAAACGCCATCGAATTTTATCTGAAACGGTGTTCCTGACAATGCGGTTGCAGTAGCTGAGTTATGGGTTTTTAGCTGGAACTCGTTTTCATAATCTGCAAATTCATCAAACGCGCCTAGTAAGTCAAGCTCTAATTGTTGAAAAGTATTGTCGTATCTGACATCTTGAATCGCCGCGCCTAGCTCTGAAATCAAACGATTAGTTCTTGCTGTTGTTCGCGGCCCTTGATCGTAACCTAGTTCTAAAATTGCACTTATACGCTCGTCAAACACTTCACGCGCTAATGACTCAGAAGACCTTAACAGCTTCAGCATATCGTTGTAAACGCTAGTGCCATACCGCTCAATGTACACCGACTGTCGTACACCAGCGTCTAATAATTCTGTATTTAGATTAGCCACAAAAAACCCCCCATTAAGGGGGTATTATATCATTACTCTAGCCATGTTCAGCGTTAAAAATCAATTTCGTCTTGCTGTTTCAATTCTAAATCAATGATGCTATACGGTATCATTGTTCCCCTGTTACTAATTCCACCGAACGACTGAGGCCCGCTAGCGTTTGTTTTTTCGCCATTTTTGCCAATGATTCGCTTTAGATATTTACCCCAGTTTGTACCCCAAGGACGGCCCATCAATTCACGCTCGATCTGATCTGAACGGTTTGACACGATAAACGAATCATGTTCGCATATAATCCCAAAACGTCTAAGTTCACGGTCTACGTCTTTCCATAGCGTTCCTTTATCTCTAACTGCTTCAATTGCTTCAATAACAGTATACGTTCTTGGCGCTTGCTCTGATTCAACCCGCAAACGAACCTGAAGAATGCTATTCATTGCCATTAGCGACTCATCATCTTCTGAGTCTTCAGTATAAACCGTCCAATCGTAATGCTCGATATATTTTAATGCTACGTCTTCCGGTATTTTGCAATCTGACGTTAGCGAGTATGCGCCAGCGAGTAGTGTGCCGTATTGGTCGGCATAACGAGCATTACCGAAGTGTTTGTTCGCAGCAGAACGAAATACGCCTATATTGTGATGTATAATATCAACCATACTTAATGTGCGTGCCAGCAATCTAACAGATAAATTATCAATACTATAAACAGTTTTATTCAAAACATCTTTTACTTTATCCCACTGTTTTTTGTTTTCTGCTATCTGTTCTTTATCGCCTGTTTTCGGCCTTGATCTTAATCCTAGTTGAGCTGTTCTGTTTAAAATCGCTTGCTCTGTTGTGCATATCTGTATGCCCATTAAACAAAACATACTATTGATGTTATACGTCACAGACTCACCCGTTGCCGATCCTCGCAATATTTCAACGTCAGAATCATCAGATGCCAAACGCATTAGGTTAAAAAACCCTTGCGCTTTTTCTACATCACTTCGCTTTCGTGCGCTTGGGTCGAATTCCTCAAATATGACAGGGAATCCATCGGCTTTTAATCTCTGAGTCAAGCCAGCAGATGTTGACTCTAACGAGTTATATATCCCCATGTCGCCAATAGTTGGTTTTATGAATGAATTAAAAACAGTTGACTTACCAGACCCAGAACCGCCAGTAAGCCATATATGTGGTCTCCATTCTAGGCTTGAACATATCGGCGCTAGTACGCAAAATCCAGCAAGCAGAGCAGCACTTGCAGGCATTTCCCAATCAAATGCTTTAGCGGCTTCGATCAATCCTTTAGATTCTGATTCATTTAAAGGATTAGCTGGCGCTTTCTTTCGCGCAGCAGCTTGATATACATAGTTTGAATTAAACGACCCAAGATCAACAGTAACGCCATCAACTATTAATCTATCTCCCAAATGAAGAACGAAACGACTATCATCAATCCAGCAACCACGGCCCCTAATTTTTTGCTTATCGAAAATGCCTACCATTCGGCATGAATCCATCATGAAGCTAACTGCAACATCCCAATCGACCTTACCTTTCCCATTGTCGAACTTAGACAACCACCACTCAATAGATGCTAGTCCTAATAATGCAGTTTTGCCGTGCTCTTTGTCGCGTAACATCTTGATCTGATTAGTATACTTCGAATAGTAGTAAAACCGTCCATCGTCATATCCAAGTGGTACAATCTCGCTTCTATGCTGTTGAGGTAGTTTGTTATCATCTTCAGGCTGTGCATCACCATCGACAGGTTCAACCTCAACAACTGGTATATGATCTGCAATGTAACTAATTAAACGTGTTGACTCTTCAACCGCATCCGCACAATCCCATCCGTCAGGTTTATTTTCAGGCTGGTCTAACAACGTAACTTCTGAACCGTTTGCCTCAAGATGTTTTTTAATCCAAATCATAGCCTTCCGGCCATTTTGTTCATCCTGCGGTTTAATTTCACCCTCTTTAGCGCCACGCAAATAATCTTTAACGTCATTGTCTGCCCACATTACAACATCGCGGCTATACAGTGGTGACCAATCAACTTTATCTACTGAGTTCGTTCCCATAGGCCAACTAACAGCCGTATACTCATTCTCAACGTGCATATTAGCCGCATCAGCGCATTTTTCGCCTTCAACTAGTAGAACGGGTTTATCTGATAATTCATCTTGGTTATAAATCGGCCTAGGCTCAGGGAATCCCTTTAGAGTCCATCGTTCTTCACCTGTTTTACTATTGACACAATAGGTAATAGTCGGCGTTAGTTTTTTATCCTTAATAATTACACGCAAGACAGCGCCAAGTAATTCACCTGACGTACTACGGTATGGGTATACGCCGCCTTGCTCAGGTTTATAAACCGTTGATTTATCAGTTTTAGGGTTGTATACGGGAATAGTTCTTCCGCCGTCCATTAGCTTAGGCGCACCGCCAGGAACAGGCATGATAACCTGCCAATCATCGGACGGATCGTTCGGTTTAACTGATTCGCGTTTTACGGGATTGTTTATATCTCGATCCTTACCTTCGACAATTCCTGCCTTTTGTTTCATAACTTCAACAGTTTCAGAATCAGTAAGGTTTTCGTATTCTTTAATAAATCCGAACGCGCTATCACCCCATCCGCACCCGAAACAATAAGCCATTTGCTTGTTTGGTGAAACTGTAAAACTTGGCGTTTTTTCATCATGAAACGGGCAACATGCTACATATTCAGACCCTTGTTTTTTTAAATCAATATAGCTACTTACAACGTCAACTATATCTACTTTTTCCTTTAGTTCTTCAATTGTATAATCTTGTTTCATTTATTGAATCCATGTGTTTGATGCTGTGGATTTCGGCAAACGCTATCACTGAATATTAATGCTATTTGTCATCATTCATTCCTAAAAGCGACCCAACTGTTTGAGATGAAGGGTGATCAATTCCCATAAAGCCTTTCATCTGTACAGCTTTAAACTGTTTTGCATTTGTTCTACTAATGCGCATCTGTAACAAATATCCATTACCAGCATAATCAAAAGTGCAAATATCAACCAAATTGCTAAACCATCTAAACCATTTAATCCTTACATACTCTACTTGCAAAACATCAACTTTCATAAAATTTGTCCAAATTAATTAGCCCGAATTATATACAACCAAATACTACCATCCTTGGCGGTTGTTATCAATACTATTTTTCCAGTCTAACCCTATTATTCACCAAATGTATCAATGCTCGCTCTCCGTCCTCATATATTACAGAATGCGTGATCATCCACGGTGAATATCCTCGCGTGTATCCTGCTTTCATCATACATGCACCAACCTGATAAACATCCTTAAATATCACTGGCCTATGTGAGTGACCTATAATCATTGGTTGTCCAACAACAGCTAAAGACGTTGCACTTCCTTTCGCACCTGCAATACCAACGTCAGAGTGTACGTTAACAACAATGCCTTTTATCTTGTACTCTTCGTTCCTAGTTGGCCATATTGTAGAGTCATAGCATTTTAAATTCTCTTTGCAGTACGATTTAAACGAATCCTCATATATACCATTTCTTATATTATCGAATTTAACCCAATTAAGATAATGGAATACTGGAAGGTTTATCGGATCTCCAGAATGAGGGTTGTACTCATTAAGCCATTGATCTAAATGACTATTGTGATTTGCAGGGACAATTATATTTTTAAATCCGCTAGTGGTATTGTCTATATGATCAACAGTAAGCTTTAATTCATCCTCTACATTATTAGTGCCTTTTATTCTTCGCTTGAATCGTTCCACAGTGTTTTTTCTGGTGTGGTGACTGTCTGCGTCATGATCGTAAACATCATGCCTCACAACAAACTCAGGTTTTAACTTTTTAACCAATGAGTCACTATTTGTATATGTAGCCTTTATTACTTCTGGATCGCATTGTGCAGCATGTTCATCGCCTGTGACTAATGCAGATATGCTTTTTATTGTTATTCCATCGGGTGAATAATGCTTGTCAAGCATTTGGAATCCGTTATGCTTTTTACTGTAATTTAACTCATGTATATGAAATTCATCTTTGTCAGCCTCGATAAAAATAGCCGCCAATTTGTGCAAGTCCCTAGACTTCCTACCCGTTTTGCTTCTGGTATATCTAGGTTTCGTTATTGATCCTGTTGTATAGTGAAGCAATGGCAATTTATCCTGAGCGGTTGCAACTGTATGCATCGCTCGTGTAGGATGCCCGAATATACACGATTTTCCTTTAGCGGCCTGTTGTAGACCTTGAAGCGGATTAACAAGTGTTGCGTGCAACGGGTAACTACCCATTATATTCACATGTCTATTTACTTCTATATCAGTAGATAGTAGAAAGTCTGATATTTTACTATCGTATTCAACTGACTGTTTACCAATAATGTGGTCTTGCCATTGGTATTCTTGTGGTATCACTACCAGTTTAGCGCCCTCGTATTCGCAAAACGTATTAATTGATTTTAAAAAACCAGTGTCTACGGGTGAATTAGACATGGCGCATGTGACAACATAGCGTTTAACACCCTTTGTTTTCTTTTCGCTAAATGAATTCGGCCTTGTCACTGGCGCTTCTTTTTTTATCCCTCTTGAATTTATCATGGTCAATCTGTTATATATAGTTCTAACAGACATTCCTAGTGACTTCGCAGCGTCTTTTCTATTTTTATGCTCTTTTACTGCGTTTATTATTTCTTCATCTGTAGCTATCTTGTTTGACGGCGATTTCATATCAAACAACCTCTATAGTTTTAATTTCACCGCCGGAATACATATCAAGCTTAGCGGCTGTTTCTACTGCACGTTCTGAGCTGTGGCCTAGCACCATTGCAGCCATAGCGAAAGGTGAACCGCTACCAATCGATACTGGTGGACTTACCCATAAACTGCGCAGGCAACCTTTCGAATCAACGTCAATTAAACAACAGTCGCCGCCGTAGTTCGGGACAAATACCATGCTAGACGTTTCGTCAATTTCAACCTCTCCAACATTTACATCATGAGGACTTATTCCGTTACCGTTTTCATCCTCAGTGAATGTTAATTCAAACGCATCACGCATGATCTGATAATCACGCGCAACTCCTGCAAACATGCAATATCCGTTATCGGTTTGTGACACCTTGTTGTATGGAGACTGTTCAATATAAAATGATGTCATCATAGTATCAGAGGAAATTGTTTTTCCATCATACGCGCATGTAGTCATTTAGTGTTCCTATAGTCAGATAAAAAGAAAGCCCCGTTAGGGGCTATATACTATCAGATTCTCAACGGCATAAGAACGCCGATGAAATCACCATCTTCAACTAATGCGCTTGATGCTGAGTTTTTCATTTGAAACACTACATTTTCACTGTCGATTGAACCTAACAAATCAGATACGTACATACCATTAAACCCGATTGAAATGTCATCGCCTGATTTTGATACTGGTATTTCTTCAACGGCTTTTTCTTGGTTAGTGTTAGTTGCGTTGATCGTCAACTGTCCGTCATTAAAAACAAACTCAGTAGCAAAATATTGGTTAGATAGCGGCAATGTACGCTTTACAGAATTGCGCAACTCTTCAGTATTCATATCAGCATTGATAGTTAAGTCGCTCGGAATTACACGTTTGTAATCTGTGAATTTTCCGTCGATTAGTTTTGTATACATAACCATGTTGCCAACAGTTACTTTGACATTATCGCGACCTATAATAATCTTAGCGTCCGGTGCTTTAGTGATCATTTTCAGGATGTCTAATACAGCAGAGCGCGGAATAATAGCCTGCCGTTCAAATTCTGCATCTGTATCCATAGAATAACAGCTTAAACGGTGTCCGTCAGTTGCTACAACAGTTAATTTGCCGTCTTTAACATCAAATAACATGCCGTTTAAATAATAACGTACGTCTTTTTGAGCCATTGTTGTTGATCAGCGTGAAATTGCATCTATTAGTTTTGTGATTTCAACTGATAGCGATTGTGATTCTTCAACGCTCATGAATTCAGGATAAATATCGGCCGATAGTGTTGATAAGCTCCATCGAGATTTACCGGAATTAATGATACCTTTCGTGTCTTTTAACGTGAATTTAATGTCTTTGTCTTTATCTGCGTTTTTAGCAAAATCAGATAACTTTGCCGCCGGAACGGTGATACTGCCTTGTTCATCAACCTTCGCAGTGATTGTAATACGTTTTTCAACTTCTGTATTAGTACCTGACAACGTAATACTATACATGTCAGTTGTGATCAACACGTTAGTCATAATATCCATCGTTGATTTTCGTTCAATCGCACTAGCAACGAACTGCATTGCATTGCTCAAATCATGCTGAGTTACTGTAAATTTCATTTTCAATCCTCTGTTGTTTCTACTGTGTGTCGTTGTTCTTGTGATTCTATGCGCTTGCGTGATTCTTTAATCATTGCTTCTGCCATGTCGTATGCACATTCTGCGTATTCTTCAACCGTACCCCACACTGAAACGTCACTTGAAAGAAGTCCCTGCATCGCAGAAATTGCGTAATCATCTAAAGTTTTCATAATTTATCCCATTTAATTCATAACACTACGTTCATCGAACAGACTCGTAACTCGCTGTCGTTGAACTACTTGTTATATGGCTACAACCCTAACATTACTGCCAGCTGCTTTTCTTATTTCATCTGCTTTCTTTTCTGCCTCTTCTATATTATTAAATATTAAATTCTGGCCACTTCTTTCACATTTAAGTATCTTTGAATATATCGCGTATTCAAGACCTACAATAATCATATAATCCATTCTTCTTCTCCTGTATCTGCCATATAACAACGGCGTTAAATTCTGACACTCGCGGTGCTCGTTCAAATTACCGCTGGGGTTATTTGTCACTTACAACCTTTAGCGTATAGTCATCTTCGTCTTCGATATAGATTGGAGTACGGGTTATAGTGCGAACAATTATGCGGAGATTATCGCCCTTCCCAAATTGATACTTAACTATCTGAAGGCGTTCGTTATCTTCAACATCCCAAGCAAGCTGATCGCCACTTTCAATCGCTGAATCTACAAACTGATTTGCTTCTCCAAGGCTCTTGAAAAGCCCTATAGCAAAATAATTGTCGTCAAAATCAAGAAAAGACAATTCATAAACAGCTTCCATTTCTACCTACCCACGCCAAATAACAAGGCGCTTAATTCTGAATCTCGTTTCACTCGCTCAAATTAGCGCGTGGTTATGTGTCTAGTGTATCGCTGTGATTTCATCTTTATTTATTGAATGCGTGATTTTGTAGTCAGTGCCGAAATCTCCATTTTTATTGCAAATACAATTCTTTCCTGATTCTCCGCACCCACAATTACCAGCGCCCTCCCAAGGTTTCGTTAAATCACAGCCACACAACCAGCCAGTATCATTGCATTTTTTACATTTACGCTCTAATTCTAAATTCATTTTTATTTCTCATTTAATTATCGTCACATAACTACTGCCATCAAAAGACAAATAACAGCTCGATTCGCTCACAAATGCGTTATTTGCATCTGTGGCTTAGGTTATGTGTAGTGTTTATCCCACTCGCCGCTATCGAGCCACCTAGATCTCCACCAAGCACGCTTAAGAGCCTGCATCTTTGAAATGCAGTAATTTGGCACCCCCGTAAAATTGTGAGTTTTTCCATTGTGAGTTATGCAAAACCTCCATGGGTGGCTCCCCCAGTATGGACCCTTAATCCTCCAAACCTTAACTTTGCATCCGAAGTATTCTTTTTCATAAGTTTCAACAGGGGTATCATTATCTTTCGGTATCATTTCATCAATCCCATAATTCACACATAACAATCGGCTATATCCGACTGTCGTTCCACTCCATCGGCTAAGCCGTGGGTTATATGGTCGCTAACAGCTCAGTAATTTCTCGACTAGTCACTTCGCAATTGCCGTAACCGCCGCAACCATGCTCTAGGCACTGCCGAGAATCGCACTTCTTGCGAACTCCAGAGCCACCGCACGAGTCGCATTCAGAACCTGTGCAACCCTTGCACTCGCGAATGTATCTATTCTCAAGCTCCGCTTTTTGGCGGCGAGTCAAACCGCCCTGGCTCACGACAATCTCACGAAAAGTAGAGTCTGTATTCACTGCTATCTCTCCCGCGCCAAATAACAAGGCGCTTAATTCTGAATCTCGTTTCACTCGCTCAAATTAGCGCGTGGTTATGTGTTTAATTGCGCTCGTTCTATAAACGTCCAGTAGTAATGTTTATAGCTACCAGCCCAACAGTGTTCGCCAAGCTGGGAAGGGTCTTCATCCAAGTAATCTTTTGATCTTTCTATCCATGCTGCTGGCTCTGCCTTGCTACCGTCATTTCTAACAGCTACATGTGTTGCCCAATCAGGCAAATCAACTGTCCGCGCAACACATAACAATTCGGTCAAATCCGACTCTTCTTTCGCTCGTTCTACTCGCTCAGTCATCGCGTTTTACCTCTAGGTTATAACGCCTTCCAGCAATCAACAGAGGTCGAGTCTGACGCACTTACAACAACACACTCCACACCTGCCTTTGGTGTAATTATCTGCGTGTGCAAAGTTGCAGCGTTAAAAAATCTTAGCACATACTTTCCTCCAAGAATTAAACCAATTACTACCACTACAGCTATTACGCCTAAGATAACTTTCTCTTTCATGTCTTTATTTCCTGTGTTTACGTTATAACAAAGCAATCAATCCGACTTCCAACAATCAAATCCCCAAAACGCCCTGTTTTCCAAACTGTCTAACTGCATCATTCATGTTATTAATCTCAACGCTTGATGCAGTGTAGCTATTTTCGCTAATGCCAAAACCCAACACATCCTCAATCTGTTTATCAGAAGCGCCTCGTTCAGTCATTCGCATAACCGCTAATACATGATCTTCAGTTAATGCAACTCCAGCTGTAGGCTTTCCTAGCTGTTTTGCACGCGATTCTAGCTGATGCATATTGCATCCGATTTCATCACAAATAATACCTGAATCAATGCGCCCATACAAGAACCTAATTACATTATCATGCGCGGCTGAGAATTTTCCTTCGTTGTTGTAGTAATCAGTATTCAACGCATGGAAATAATTGTCAAGTGCTGATTGAATACCGTCTTTATCATTAGATTCCCATGCTTTTCTGAGAGTGTCAAGCGGCCCGAATGTTGAGTTCATACGTCCTCCGGTGCGATATACATAAAAAACCCCTTACGAATATATCAATAAGGGGATAGATTACTACTATTTTAAATGTAAGTCAACAACTAATACAATATTTTTATCCAAGCTTTACATTCTTCTGAACGCTGACAGTCGTTTATATCAAATTCAATTACAGGAAATGGGAGATTATTCCGTTTTATCTTGTCAATCAGGTAATATAGTCCCGACTCTTCAGATAAATTGCACTGATTAATATCACCGTTTAACAGTAATTTGCTGTTTCGCCCCATGCGAGTAACGATCATTTTAGCCTGACTGACGGTCATTTCTTGCGCTTCGTCAACTAATATCCAGCAATCATCTAAACTATATCCCTGCATCATCTGAAGCGGCTTGACTTGAATCCGTTCTTGGTGCATATCACATTCAAATTTAGCGAAGCCAATTCTGTTTTTAATTACATTCAAAATTGGTGCTGCCCAAGGCGATGATTTCTCAACCTCATCACCTTTGAGAAATCCTATATCATCACCATTTGCAACCATCGGCCTACATACAAATAAACTATTGTATTTGCTCGACGCAAACCAATCAGCCGCCATACTTGCAGTGATATATGTTTTACCAGTACCCGCAGGGCCAGTTACGAATATTTGGTTATGTGATTTTATGGCATCAAACAAACGTTTTTGGTTGATTGTCTTAGGTACGATATTATCAGGCTTGTGGATCGGTATAGCTTTAGGCTTTCCCATTTTATACCCTGTTTATGGCTTGAAGAAATTAACACCGCTAGCATTATTGCGTACATCTACATGCAGCCAACTAACGTCATCCTCTACAGTGATAGAATCAATACTGTTAGGCATATGCAGTATACCAATACCAAAGTCTCTCATATCGTCTCTGATTTCGTTAGCGGTTACGTTTTTTGGTATTTTATCGTAATGCTCTACGTAATGTTTGTTTGCTGGTTGTTGATTATTAGTTGCTTGACGGTTTACGATGCTCTGTCTCTGTACGTCCACCGCCATAGCCGTAGTTGTTATACGTCATTGATCCGTATCGTTTTCTTATTGCATCAATTAGAATTAGTGCGCGTGCGTCTAGGAATTTATAAGCAAAGTCCCCGTATTTGTGATAATACTCAGATGGGACTAGCTCATGTAATTTGAAGTGTTCAGCTCGTTGCATAGTCATCGCTCGGCTGTTGTGGTTGTCCGTTCAGTATATCATATCAACTATTCATGCGATAAAGCCAATCAGTGACTAGCTGTACCGCTTTCTCTGGACTATCAACAATACCTGCAATTCCGTTGGCTTGATCTACTTTATCAGCCCATCTACGCTGTGCTTCGTAGTGCTCTATCTGCGCTTTACCACTTGGCTTATACCCTTCTTCCTTCATTTCAACGCTAGTGAATACGGCTACTGTTTTACCTACCATTTCAGGCGTTATTGTAACAGGCGTCCATCCTATCCTGTCACCTGATTTATGCATTTTATTCATTTCGCGTGTTTCGTTGCACAATCCAACACGTACAGGCCGACCGTTTTGTGATTTAAACACGCCAACATTATTACGAAACAAAACAGTTTTATACGCCTCGCTCAAATCCAAGCAGGCTAATTTATCTACATTAGATTCTGACTTCATTTTTTTCTCTGTCATAGTACCAACCATGTCTAGCGTGATATACCCAATAGAAAATCTGTAACTCAGCCGTTCCAATATCGAACTTATCTACTGTTATTCTACCTGTTTCTAGTGCCTGCGTTACGTTGTCGCTGTCGATCCATTCTCCCAGTATGGCAACATAAGATTTACCAGCTTTCTCGATACGCTGCATTTGGTCGTCAGTTAGATGATATCCGTTAGGCCATACGCCAACTAACAACTCTTGGCTGCCTTTCTTGACAACGAAATCAACAATAGAACCTGTTTTCGACACTGTAGTGCACGAATCGAATTTAATTAAAGCAGGTTTTTGCAGTATTTTGATTACTGGAACAATTCCTGTAAGATCTGGCAACGACTGGATTTCTGGAATGCAAATAAAACCGCAACTGTTTATTGCTGTTTCTATTAGTTTTGTGTTGTTCAATTGTTACCACCATCGCCATCATCCCGCCTAAAGTCGCCATCAGCATCACAGTGACTAGGAGGCCAACCATGTTTTAATATATTAATGTGTCTCATAGGTCTATTAATAGTGAATTTTATAAGGCCTATTATATTTTCTATTAACAATACAACAAGAAAAGCAATAAAAAACGACAGGAATGGGCTTGAATCCATGAACTCGTATACTGTCATTTTAAATCACCGTCATCAATATATAAAACATTCTGCAAGTGCTTGATGATATCAATAGCGTTTTGTTTGTTGATATAAGTAAACTCATCGTAGACTGCAATTGCAATATTATTATTAACAGTGGATTCGCCATCTATAAATAAACGGTCGTCAATTTCTAAATCTTCCATAAATCACCCCTATAAATCAGCATTGTTAATTCGTTTTATTTCTGCAAAACAATCTAAAACTAATTTATCTGTGTATTTTTCACCATTCGCTACTTTTTGCATCGCTAGTGCCCAATCAGAAAACCATTCATTTTCACTATCACTACTGATACCGAAATAATATCCCTCCATATATAATTCTTTAGCCAGTTTTTTAAATTCGTTTTTCATTCCTAAACCTCCATATACCCGAAACACTGTGTACCGCTAGACGTGCATTTATTGTTTTCATTAAATCCACATCCAGAATTAGCGCATAACTCTATATTTTCTGTTTTTGCACCACTGGATGAACCAAGAACTTCACCAAAACCACCATTATCCAAAAACTCTTTAAAACGAATATGCCTTTTTGCATACATTAATTTTCGTGTTTCCTTATACGCTTTTCCTCGCGGGTGTAGCGTTTATTAGCTTTTTTTCTAGCATTTAAACGCTCACGCGCATTTCCCTGATAGTACATATCAGATTTATATTCTAAAATAGTAATATATAAATTTTCGAAGTAGTTCATTTTAATCACTCATTCCAATCATCGTAAATAACTATCGACCCATCTTTATTAACGATAATATCGCCTTCTTTTTTAGCTAATTCAAACACATCATTGCATTGAAATTCCCATTCCAAGCAAACGCCGTCATTATCTTTTATCGTGCAATATGCTCCATCAACTGGCTTTGCATATCTGTCAGATAATCGTCTTATTTTTCGTTTCATGTATTAAACTCATGTTATATGGCTAAATTCGCACATTGCGTTTAGCTCGGTTAATCTCTTCTTGTGTGTATCCACGATCCGCACACCATCTCTTAAACTCCTTCCAGTAGCTCATAGCCTTCCTGTTATCCATTTCGTCTGTCGTTTGCCGGTAATACAATTCCAGACGTTCATACAAATCTATATCTCGCTGACTAGGTGTAAAATCGCCATATAACAACGCGTTCAATTCGACAGTCATACGCTGAGCTCATTCCTGCTAATTAACTTAGGGTTATAAGCCTAGTAAGCATCTAAAAATATCGACCACTCATTCACATAAGAATGAAATTCATCATTAGGTTGTTCGTCGTATCTAAATACCTTGCCATCCAAATAGCACACTTGGTATCCGCTATCACACCACTTAGGACAATAAGCAAGAACTATACGTCCAACAAGTGGTTTAATTTCCTCTTCTGAGTCTATCCATTTCATAAAATTTACCTATGGTTTATAACAAAGCAATCATCCGACTGCTCGTTGTTATATGTATTTACCTATGACGTAAACATTACCATACTAAATAAAAAATATCAACTAAAACCCACCAATATCATTAAACATACTCATTTTATAGTTAATCGAGCTATACGGTTCTTCAATCTGACTGTTTCGCAACTCCAAAAACTCACGCATTGTATCGCACAACCTGTTAGCACGAACAGCGCCATATTTCCTAGCGTCTTTCTCGCTAACCTCGAACACGTCATTCATAATACGGTCGAACACTTCAGGGCTTCCCCATGCCACGTTTTGTTTATAGTAGTTTATCGCAGTATTTAATCGAGACATAGCTTTTTTCTTTTCTTCTATTGCACGCTGCTTATGCGCACTAGCGCCACGTTTTAAACCTAGTTTTTTATCCAGCAGTACAAGTTCTTGATCTGTTTTAGCATTCCTAATGCCTGCATTCTGCGCTTGTTTTGTTTCTGCCCTTTGCAGATCACGCATTTCCTTTAGCTCTTCAGGCGTGATCTGCTTCATTTCAATTTCTTTAATGAATAACTGATTTTCCTCTGGCGTTGTTACATATCCGCATGACGGGCAAGCGTCACGGACGGTTTTATATCTGAACTCTGCAAAACATGACGGGCATTTGCGGATTTTCTCGGTGTGTTTGTCGCCTTCTTTCTTGCGACCTTTCTTGCCCTCTAAACTCCACTCACGGCGCGTACAGGGGAAGTGCTCAAGGTTTTGTATGTTTCCTACGCAATCGTATATGTAAGCGGCTTTTTTGCTAGCATGGGGCCTTAGAGGGCGTCCAACTTGCTGAATGTGCAATCCAAGGCTTTGGGTTGGTCGGCACAACCCGACCGCCGCAAGGTTTGGAACGTCAAACCCCTCAGATATTAAATCAGCGTTACATACGACTTCAATATCGCCGTTTTCAAGACCCTTAAGCGCCTTGTTGCGAATAGACTGTTTAGTGTTGCCATTAATCGCTACCGCATTAAATCCAGCACTACGGAACTGATCGGCCATGCCCTCGGATGCTTTAACATTTACAGCATAGGCTACCATTGGTTTATGAGGCGTATGTTTAGAATAGTGCTTCAGTAAATCAGCACAAACTTTCTCGCCTTTCGATTGAAAAAACTCATTAGCCGCTTTCGCTGCCATTCCTCCGGTTTTGCTTTCTCTTAATCCAGTTACGTTTATCGGTTCACTAGGAACAATAGCAATATAGTCAGATAAATATCCGCCGTCTATTAAATCATCGACATAAGGGCCAACTACAATATCAGTTGCATACCCTCCATGACCAACGCCTAAACCCTTTCCATCTAATCGCTCAGGTGACGCAGTAAACTTCAACGCTATAGATTTGTCGAACGCTTCACGAACTACGCCCCAAAGCGATCCCTCGCTTACGTGGTGGCCTTCATCAAAGAATATAACGTCAGGTTTTAACGTACAGTTATTTTTCTTAATCATTGACGCAAGCGTTTGAACCGAGCACACATAAATATTATCAGCAAACGGGTTTAAATACGATTGTCCGAAGTTCTGGAAATGCTCCATTTTTGATTCGTTAATCGTATGTTTGGCCGCTATGATTTGATGAGGTAGCTGATATTCTCCTAGCATGATTGAGAGCTGTTTAACCAGCTCTTGGCGATGCACAACAAATACAACTTGTTTTCCATTACCGATAAAATCACAGCACATGGAACCCATAGTTTTTGACTTTCCCGAACCAGTAGGGCTAACAGCAACGATACCTTTATGCTGTTTTTTTATGGATTCGTAAATACCGTCTTTCAGGTTTTCTTGATATGTTCTTAGCTTTGGTGTTGTCATACTGACACGACACTCCATACGATATTAAATTGATCTTGAATTCCACGCACGAATAGCGTCGTTAGGTAATTGGTCGATATATCTATATCTTTCGCTACTACATCCTTTTAACGGACCTTCAGCTCCGCACGCAATACATTCAACGCTAGCAACAAGTGCCAATTTCTCACCGCTAACAATAACATTGTTTCTTACCTTTAGCGCGGGTTTGCACCCACAAAAGGGGCAGTTTAATAAATCGCTCATATCTCCACTCCACACACATCAACTCATTAGCTAATGATATCAACTGTTTTTCGGTTAGGTTTGCATATAATCCATCCTACCACGACCGAAATTAATACGCAACCGTAGTATTTCAACGAGCGTTAAGACGCATGTTATACATAATGTAATAGTTAAAAAACCAGAAACAACAATACATACATACGATAGTAAGTACTTACATTTACAAATTTACGCTATTTGTCGCATGAGACATATATATAAATATGATAGATATATATAGATAAGGATACTTATTATTATATATATTTATTTTAAAATAGTATGTAATAATGTTAGTCTCCCCTCTACAGGCCGCATAGCTGCTGAGTTTGATGGTCTAACATTTGGTATGACATGATTGATTTAGTTTGTTAGAGTGGTAACGGTTGACATGGTTTTAGTTGGGTGGTATTGTGTGTTGGATGATAACGGTATTGAACGGGAGGTGTAATACATGAAAAGCAATATTGAAATTAAAGTGGAATTTTTAGCAGGGACAGATATAAGTGAAGCAGTCACAGAAGCTAAACAAAAAGCCAATCTATGGCAGGTTTCTTTTGTAAGCTTTAACTTTAACGGTACTGATTTTTCCATAAGTCCTAGCGCCGATGTTGAAAAAGTTATTAAAGAGTACAGAAGTACGAACGGCAAACCTTATGGAATATGTGAGTAGTAATGGTGATATATAGGATTTATTATGAGATTTAAAATTAATCGGTTGTCTGTAGAAGTCCATTATCCAAACAAGATTAGTTGTTTTTGGCGTCCAAACAACAGCAATGGTAAATATTGGCACCAAAGGCTTAGTTGTGGAATTAGGTTTTTGTTTTTTACGGTTGTTTTAACAACGTCTGCTAGATACATATACAACAAAACATAACTAAACAACTACAGAAATAGTTGTAACTATATATTTATTACCGTATAGTGTTACGCATAAACTGGAACGGGAGGCAACATGAAACAATGCAAATGCAAAACACGGACTGAACGAGAACAATTAATATGGGCGCTAAAGGATTTATTGAAACTTGCAGAATCTAATGATACAGTAGACTGCTATGAAATTTTAAACGCTAAGCGGTTGCTGGCGAGTATAGAAGGATAAGTGATATGAATAATTTCAATATGGAAGACTATTTAACAGAAGATGAAAAAAAGCGTATAGCAGAGGACGCATTCTGCTCTATGTGTATCTCTAAATTCAAGGATGACGCAGAACGTATATTCTCAAATGCAGCATTTGATTGTGTTAGTAAGATGTGCGAAATTGACAACGAAGATGTTAAAGAAAAACTAGCCAAAAAAACTATTGAAATTATTGACGGTCTATCATCGTTTACCTTTTTCCAAAAACCTGATGCATGGGGTAGAGATGGAAATAGTAATTACCACTTACTAAAGTATATCGTGGAAGAAAATAAACACAAGATAGAATCAAAGCTTGATAGTGTTATTGACAATATGAATTTGCCATCTGATTTTGAAATTGATATAAATTACAAGATTGAAGAAATGGTTATGGCTCGATTGTTCGGAGGTAGTAAAAATGACTAACATCATACACGGACTATCAAACGAAGAATACCGAGCGAAACAAGGTCATTCTGCATCCTTTCTCAAGTCGTGCTTAAAATCAGTTAAGCACGCTTTGACACCGCGCAAGAAAACTAAAGCAATGGAAACTGGGCTTCGCGTGCATGAATTTATTCTTGAGCGCGATGTATTCGAGCGCACATATATTCAGGGTCTAAATCCTGAAGATTATCCGGATGCTATCTTTACGGCTGAATATTTGAAGGCAGAAGCAAAGAAATTCAATGAGTCACGAAAGCCGAAATTAAAAACAACAGGATCAAAAGACGCATTACTCGCTGAGCTAGGCAGGGACGACCCAGACCATTTATCAGGTGTCGATGTATCATGTTTATCAGCTACAGATATTAAAAATCAGATCAAACACATCAACGAACAGCCGAACCGTGGCATTATTGCACTGAGTGGTAGCTCTATTGATTTGTACGAGCGTATGCGAGACGCTGGATGGAATGGCGAATACTTTCCTGCGTTAGTGCGTGCGCACGCTGAGAGCGTAGGTAGCGGCTTTAAAGTGCTACCGTATGAAGAATATAAAAAATACGATGATATGTATAAATCATTGATCGAGCATTTGAAAGCATGTGCTGAATATGAAAAAGCAAATGATAATGGCGCTATTATGCAGTGGTTATACTACGCATTCATCACGCCTGACGTTTTAGAAACTGAGGTTAGTGTATTTACTGAAAATGACAAATGTCGATTTGATGCTAGATTTAAGGCTATTGATAAGTACATTGGTCTTGATTTAAAATCAACGAATGATGCAAGCGAGGAGGGTTTTATTAAACAAGCAAGCCGTTTGCATTATGATTTACAAGCTGCGCACTATGAGCAAGTGGCAAATGATGCAGGAGATGAGATAATTTCATTCCCATTCATTGCAATTGAAACCGAAGCGCCATATGCAGTAAACGTATTCATTCCAGATGAAGAATTCATGGAAATGGGACGAAAAAAACGCGCTTATGCAAAACAAAAGGTTGCAGAACACGAATCAAGCAAGTACAATACAGCATATGAACCATGCGCAAAGGAATTATCTATTCCGGCATGGGCAAATTATGGGCCGTGGGTTGATTTGATGTGGATAATATAACAATGCTAAGATTTAAAGCAAGGTTAGTTACTTGGCTTTGGCCTGATAATCCTGAGAGTTTAGTTCGTGACGATAAAGGCGATTATGTTTTATATAGCCAAGTCGTTAACGCAATTATTGACTGCCTTAGTGAGCCAGACAAAGAGAATATAGTTAAACATTTTAATAACTATTTTGGTATTGACTTTCGTGGTTTTACTGACGGACAACCATATTATTGATGTCAACAAAAAGGTAATCATTATGGAATCAGAAAAGCAAGCAATAGAAAAAATAGAAGGTCTTAAAGATGGGGAGCATTGTTATTTTAATATGTTCCAAGAAGGTGGGGCGGTTTGTTACAAATGTAACGGAATGTATTTATTATTTGAGGTTCCTTTGTACGGTGGTGAAGAGGGTTACGAAAACACTTACTTTGAAAATCAGATAACCGACTTGGTTAAAATAGCGTTTAGCTGGACTTGATTAGAAAATACGATGTAAAACGGAGAAATACCAATGATAGAATGGATTAGTTTAAAAGATAAAACACCAGATAACAGCGATGAACGAATACTTGTTTACACTCCAAACAATAAATCAATAGAATACAGGGTTATGCCTGCATTCATGGTAATTAATCATTGCGGCGAGTACACAGAGTGGGCTAAACTAACGCCACCAACAACACAACAGGAGACACCATGCAATATTTAAACCAATATCAATCGCCACAGCCGCCAATGCCTAGCCATGCTAATACTCAGCAAGGCACTACGGTAAACGCTGGTACAGCGCTTACAGAACAGTCTCGCGCTGTTGCTGAAGCACTAGGAAAGCTGCAAGTTGCAAAACAGTTTCCACGAGATGAAAACCTTGCGTATAGTAAAATTATGCAGGCATGTAGCCGACTATCGTTTGCTAATACTGCATTGTATTCTTATCCAAAAGGAGGTCAGCAAGTATCAGGCCCGTCTATCCGTATGGCTGAGATGTTAGTTCGTGCATGGACTAATGTAGAGACTGGACTGAAAGAACTTTCCCAGCGAGACGGTGAATCTGAGATGATGGCGTACACATGGGATTACGAAACTAACACTATGTTTGTGAAAAACTTCGCTGTCAAACATGAACGTAAAGCTCGTGGAAAAACCACTAAACTCAATGACCAACGCGACATTTACGAGCTAACAGCGAATAACGGTAGCCGCCGACAACGTGCTACAATGCTAGCCGCAATTCCTGATTACATCGTTGAAGATGCTGTGAATGCTGTAAAACAGACGTTAGCAGGTCAGAGTGACGAGCCTATTGGTGATCGAGTGCGCAAGATGATCGCGGCGTTTGGTAAGTTTAACGTAACGCCTGAAATGATCGCAAAATACGTAGGTCATGAGGTTGATTTGATTGACTTGGATGAGTTAGTCGATTTAACAGGCGTATTTAACAGCATCAAATCAGGAGATTTCAAAGCTAGCCAGTATTTTAGCGATTTATCGAAAGATGAAAAACCGCAGTCAGTTGAAAAACTAAACGAGGCTATTGGTGAAGCGCCAAAAGCTGGGAATAAGAAAGATATTTGATGCGCGTTATGCGTTGTTGTAAACATTAACCAATAAGGTGGATAAATGAACGTATTTAGTTTTAATGGAAATCTAGGGCGAGACGTATCAACGAATAATGAAAACGGTACATCCGTTGCAAATTTCGTTGTT